GGGAAGTCTTTCAACTATTGCATCATAGAGAGCGGCGGCGTCACGTCTAAATTCATCAGAAAAAGGAACGATTACGGCGAGCTTATAAGCTCTCATGATCTTTGTTGCAAGTCCGGGATCGCTAACGGGCTTTGAAGCTGTCTCGCCAACCCATGCCGCTTCAGGGTCTCCAGTAATAACGTTGATTGCTACACCTCTACCGGGGAGAGCGATCTGACGTGCTAACTGCATGATTGCGGACTCTTCCTGAGTTTTCTGCATGATCTCGCGCGATACGTCAACTGGTAAATCAATACTTGTTCTATTTGTGGGTATTCCTGTTACTGCCATTTTTCTTACCTCCAAAAATTAACTAAAAGCCTGACTCGCCCATTCTGCGAAGTGCTGTCGTGGCGAGCCATCCATGACTACTGTTTCACCGCCATCTTTTAACTGAGGATACGGCGCGGGCTTTGCAAAGTCCTTAATTGCTTCAGCTTGTGCACGGCAATCATCCTCGTTTTCAGCGGTTAGGAGCTTGGCGGGTATTCCCGTCTCAACTGAGACCTTTTCCCTCATCTCACGGATTGAAGCCGCCTTTTTCATGGCATTAAGCTCTGATTCAAGCGCCGTGGCTCTTTCCGTGACCTTTTCAAGCTCTGTTTTGTTTGCCGCTTCAATTTCATCCAGCTTGTCAGCCTTTGCTTTGATTTCATCGAATCCTTCATATTTAGAGCGTTCACGCCTTAAACGGTCAGCAACGATCGAATCAAGCTCTGACTGTGTGAATGTCTTTTCTACGGCTGTTACTTCCTGATTCACAGTTTCTTCCATAAAAACCTCCTAAAGAGTAAAAATCCGTGATTATGGCTCACGTTGCCTATTAAAAAAGCACCCTCTCGGATGCTTAATTAACCTTTATTTCTTCAGCTTTTGGACTATTTAATTCTTTGCGCTTCTGATATGCCGCTCTTTTTTGGGCGTTTATCTTCTCCTTATTTTGCGCATAAGCTTCACGTCTCAGAGCGTTTATCCTATTCTGACTTGTTGGAGCTTCACCATCTAGCGGCGCATCATAGTACATTTCTTTATATTTTTCAGGGTCATACCCTTGTACGGTAGTTTCGGGATTGTGCCGTATTGCAAACGTACAATCACAATGGGCGTGAATATGTTCGGCATGACCGCCGTGGAGTATTGATTTTGTGGCGTTCTGCCATCCCCTAGATGCTAGGGTTAAACAAAACGCACAAGTATCACCATTAGGAATCCACGCCCATTCTGCATTGTCTCTAATGCCGTTTTTTATCATGGTATCAGTGCTTGATAATTTTACAAGTCGCTCAACCGCTCCCGCTACTATTTCCGTGTTTTGTGTTTTAATAGTGCCATTCACGGCTTTGGCGGTCTCTCCGTAAGTTGGAAGCTCTGCGGGTTCTGCAGGTGGTACAAATGCGCCCTCTAATGTAGATAAAGCATCATACATTTCACAGGCTAACGCCGCCCCTGCCGAGCCGTATTTTTGTACAAGTCCATAGCTATAATCAATAAGCTCGGATGCTTGTGCGGCGCTCTCAGGTAAACCATTCACCCCTATAAAGGCTTTCACTTTACTAGCGGCGGTTTTATCAATCTGAGATAGGCGTTCGATGTAATTATTCCATGACTTCCGTGGTATCTGCTTCATTTACTTCTTCTAAGGTTTCAAGAACTTGCAACCCTCTTTCCCTTGTCTCTTCAGCTTTTATCCGTCTTATATCGGCTTTATCAAAACCGAGCATTTCAAGGAATACGTCAGTTCCGGCGAAATTCGGACGTGCTGACGCTATTTTAATGGCGGCGTCTGCGGTGGATGCGATCGTGGGGAGCGCGGGGTTTTTGAAATGCGCCACAACATCACGTTCATCATCTGTCAATTCTTCCATGCTTACGCCGTTGGCAATAGCCTGAGCCATCAGCGCAATGGCGCGAAGAGCGTCACCGTTTACCGTGTTAAGCTGTTCAGCCATTCCGATAAGAGTTTTACTTTGTGCAAGTACCGCATCGGCACTTGTGGGATTTGCTTCGCTCACAACGCCCGTATCTGTGACAGTTAATCCAGTCGCCGCGCTGAATTGTGTAGCAAGCACACGCACCATTTCAACGTGTGGACTTATATTCCCCTGAGGTAACTGTCCGAATGTCGGCTTTTCTCCTGTTTCGGGGTTTGTAGTACCCGCAATAATTGAACCGATATATTGCTTAAACTTCTGATTGACAATCACGTCATACTGGTCATCTGTGACGCCCAGAAGATACTTCTGTGGGGAAGTCGCAAATTCAAGTCCTATCGTAGCGTTTGCAATAGTTCTGACATATCCCTGAATCAGCCGTCTTATAGGCTCTTTTATCCGCGAACGTCCAAAAGGTTTATCACTTGTAGCGTTCCAAATAAGAGCCTCCATCAAAGGACGTCCCATTTTGTGGGAGTATGGAGTAGCACGCCACATCTCGCCATCCTCACGCGCTATGCTCCATATATAATCGTCCGTATAGTAGTAAATAAGGCTAGGTTGCCATATAAAGGCGGTAGAATTATCAGGAACGCTATCAATCACGGCAAATCCGCAAGAAATGCGCCCTTTTACACCATCCCACATAGCCGCGGCGGTCTGAGGGGAATGAAAACGGATTTTTACTCCAATCTGAGAATCAGCGGATAAAGTTGCAAAAGTGCATCCGTATTTTAATTCATCCCGACAAGCTTTCTGATATTCCGCAACTAAGTTATTATTTATGGCTATTCTGTTTAGAGTTTCAACATCGCCACCATTAGCGCCCACAAAACCATCAAACATCGACCGGGCGGCGAGTACATCAACCGCTTTAGCTCCCCATGAACATCCGATCTCCAAACGGCTCATTCCATCAGGTAACGCGATCCCAAGATTAACCTCGCCGAGAGAGATTTTCCCTTCGTAATACCGATTCTTTTCAGTGTTCTTCGTAATATGGGAATTAAAAAGGTCTAGGAGCTCCCCGAACCTTTCACTTTCATATTCAGTTAATCCGATAATATTACCCGTTGCGATGTTAATCATGGCCTTTTACCCAAATCTCATTATTTTATTAGGATTCCTTTTTGATGTTTTAGCGCCGTATAATGCAAGGGCGGCGGCTTCAATCGGCGTGGAATTATCACCACCAAAGCCCCAACCGCCCGATATGGGGCGTTTTACCGCTGTTATAGCGCTTTCTCTTAATATCTGCTGTTTTTCATACCATGTGAGCCGCTTTTCGCTCAGTTCGTTTATCACAAGGCTGGCGGCGGCAATCACTTCTTTTGGTGTGGGTCTCACAATAGAGTTTTTAATCTTCCATGTGTCCTTAATCTTATCAATAAGAACATCCACGCCGTTCCGACCATCTATAACTACGCATGAAGCCTTTTTACTTCTCTCATTTAACCAATCAGCGAGCCATTGAACACCTCGAGCCGTTCCACGGCAATCAATGAGGGATATTCTTTCCATCCCGTCATCCGAGATAACCGCGCCGCATAATGCCACCGTTGCTCCGTCTACCGAGAATTTCACGCCGTAAGCTGTTTTGCCCTCCGGCTTCAATTCTTCTGAAGCGCATGAATCCCACAATGATTCAGATATACAACGGTTATCTATTTCAGATTGTAGCGGCATAAAGCCTAAATGCTCACGCGCAAAAGAATCGGGCGACATTGTAAGTGCATCCTTTTCTAATGCTGACTCTAAAAGCTGATAACCTAAAGATGGATTATATTCATACCATCTATTTTTATCATTCGGATCACCGATCTCTTTAGCGCTCCATTGATGTAAGCACGCACCGCTTTGCGGGTTTTTCTTAAAATTCTCTATGGCTTTGCTGAATATCAGCCCTTTATCACCGCCAACTAATAACGGTGGTGTGCCCATTAGGATAGTTTGAGGGCTTCCAGTAGGAGCGGCACTATTTAACGGAGATAAAGCCGCATCTTGTGCTTCCGTGTAGGCTTGCGCTTCATCTATCACTACTAGATCAAACGTACCACCACGCCCCATATCAGAACTACTTCCACGTGTTCTAAATTCGATATGTGCGCCGTTTGTAAGGTCTAATACCATCTGACCCGCTGAGGTCGTATAGTGGTCAACTAGCGCATTTAATTCGGGATATTCCGCGAATGGGTCGTTCTTTTTCATCCCGAATTTACGCCGTAATCTATCAAACGCCTTTTTGGCGGTCTGAAATTCCTGTGCGGTGTGAAGTATGCTTTCGGCCCGCTTTATCAATCCCCACGTTTCGCGAGGGTCTGATACTCCCGTTTTACCGTTCTGCCTTGGTACTTCTAAAACACAGAAACTATGTATCAATTTCCCTTTATCATCTACCGCTAACCAATCATCTAGGATGGTATTTTGCCACGGATGTGGCGTTAGGTCATAACTTGCGGATAAGCTTGAAGCAAAGCCGCCCTCTGTTTTTTTATATTTATCCGCATAGTGAAAAGTCGGCTCTTGCTTTCCGACCCTACTCATTAGCCGCCTTTAATACTCTATATAAAGCCGTATTCTCATTGCTCTTACTATCTCGAGCTTCAAGGCTCTTTAATCTGTCGATCGCTTCAAACAGCCCGGAGATTAACGGCTTCATGTCCCTCGCGGAATCTTTCATGTCAATTGTTTCAGCGTATTTTAAAATACACGCTCTAACTGCTCCTATTTCTCCCTGATCTAAATACGCCTGTTTTACGGATGCAGGCGTCACATCTTTTTTGGCTCTTGCCATATTTACCGCCTTTCTAACCTCAGTTTTAGAGATGAGTTCTCTGTGGATTTTTACTTTTAGTGTGTCGGCGCTGGACTACGGGGGCGAGCCGATAGCCTGGGAAGGGGTTTCCCGCCCCATTCTTCATCTGAATCGCATAATCTTCACCAATCACCATCAATAACGTTGATTTTCTTCATCGTTTGACGGGATGCTTCTGTCTTGTTGCTTTTTGCGGCGTTGCAGCAGTAGTGAGCTGCTTGTAAGTTGTTCCAATCTTCAGCCGCCGCGCGGGGAGACGGATAACCAAACTCGCGCCATCGGGAGACAGGCTTGATCTCATCTATCACGAATGATAGAGGGTGGTTAAAATCAGATGGGGCGTTATAATCAATAGTCCCCATCTTTCCGTGACATATCCCACATGGAGCACCCATAGCTTTGAAGCGTGCCCGATATTTGCGGCGAAGATTCCCGTTTGAATACCGTGGATTTCTTTTTGTGTTCACTGTTTCGCCCCGTTTTCTTCCCGGTCATAAAGCCCGTAGGTCGTTGGCTATGTTCGGGTATTATAAAACCCACCCTATACCATCAGATACAAGGCGGGTTTTAGGAAGAAGGTATTTAATCAACATGGCACCGTTTATCACCAATACCCATTATAGCGGTTGACATTCCCCACGATTCACCAACTTTACATTTTCTGTGCCAAAAGATAAAAATACTTTCGGCGCATCCGGCTCAAGGTGTTTTGTGAGCATGGTATCTTTTTCACCCGGGAGAGATAGGCGTACGTGGCGAATTCATCTGTAACGCTCTGAAGTAGCCACGGGTATAAATCTCCGTCTACTTCGATGGCGGTCTGCTCCACGATCTCGATCTTGTGTGCCAGCTCTGCCCGTCTGATCCCGGCGGATTGTACCGGGTCGAAGTCTCCTGATGTTTGCACCCTGTCATGGTCGTAACTTATCCCTTTGCCGCTATTTTCAAGTGCGTTATATTCATCACGCCATTTGTTGTAGCGGAGGGCATAATGGATGGCGGATAGCAGTTCATGTTTATCTAACTTGTATTTGCCTGTATAATAGTTCCGTCTGCTCATTTTTCCCCTTTTCTATACTTATCTATGATCTCCATAACTTCATCCATCAGTAAGACTTCCTCGGTCTTTCCGTCAACCCGTCCCACGTACCATTTACCGTGAGAGGCAGCTTTTATTTCTGCCCGGATCTTACTGAGGATTTTTTGAATTGCAAATTCTGTCCATTCTTCCATTTATCCCTCACTTTCTGCTCTCATAAATTCTTCTCGTTCTATGTCGTCCAATGTTTCCCACCATGAGTCAAAATCTCGTTCGCACTCTATCGTGTTTGCTTCAACATCATAAGGACAATCGGCACAAAATTTATCAATGGCTTCTTCTTCGTCTATGGCCTCAATCGAATCAGAGTAAACTACCATAGCGGATATGTTGTATAACATTCCTTATCCCTCACTTTCCGAACCTGTCTGAATTTCTGACAACTTCCCGACATTTGTGTCGGGAACATCAACCATCCCTACACCGCAGTTAGGACAATAATTCACTTCACCATTTTCTGATGCAATCTCAAATACCGCCTCGCATCTATCGCATTTACTATGAGTTGCATCAATATTTATCCAATGCCCCGTCTTTGGCTGAGGATTGACGGAGGGAAGTGTTTCAACATCTTCAGGACTTATACAGTAAAAAGATTGTCCATCTTCTAATTCAACTACTTCTT